GATAAATTTACATCTTCTCTATCAGAAGTAAAACTCCAACTGACAACAGCAGATACAAAAAACTTAACATCAACCCATGTTATAAACGCTTATGCTGTATCTCAATCATGGACTGAAGGAACGGGCAAATATCTAAATTTACCTACAGGTTCTAATGGGGTTTCTTGGACTTATAGAGATGATTCAACAACAGCAACCCCATGGACAGGAAGTGGAACTTCAACAAATTGGTTTGGTGATTCTGGGGCTACAGGGTCTATAAGTCAATCAGTATTAGAACAAGGAGGAGGGACATGGTATACAGGAAGTCAATTTTATGCTACTCAACAATTTAAAGAAGGAGAATCTTTAGACTTAGATTTAGATGTAAAAAACATACTCCATAAACACAGTGCAAGTATAAATGGGGGTTCTACTTATCCTGTAGGAATAGAAAATTATGGTTTTTTGCTTAAATCTTTAGATACTGTTGAACATAATATATCAAGCAGTTTTGGTGAAATACAGTGGTTTTCTTCGAATACTCATACTATATATCCTCCTAAATTAGTTTTTAAATGGGATGATTCTATTTATTCTTTACCCGAGGGAGCTATAGTTAAAAATACAGGATCTTTATCTGTATCTCTTTATAGAAATCAAAAAGAATATAACCAAAATGATGAAGCCTTAATTAGGCTAAATATAAGAGATAGATACCCTACAAGAGAATTTTCTACAACTTCAAATTATTTAAAACCAAGTTTCTTTACCACCTCATCTTTTTATAGTATAAGAGACGCACATACAGAAAGAGAAATTATCCCTTTTGATGATTACACAAAACTAAGTGCAGATGATGATGGTATGTATTTTAAATTATATATGAAAGGTCTACAACCTGAAAGGTATTATCGCTTATTATTAAAACACATCAATACTGATGGAACTACAATTTATGATAACGATTATTACTTTAAAGTTGTAAGATAATGGCTGAAAGAAAAATAGATTTAATAAAAAAGATAATTAGCAATCAAAAAGCTCAAGAAACACAAGATAATGTTTTTGAGGAAATAGCATTATCAAGTGAAACATTTGATGATTCTAAAATAAAAAACATATATGAAAATCTATTTTATTTAATCCCCAAAGAGGGTGAGGAATCTCATTATTCTATAATAGATCAAAGTTTAGACATTGTTAGCCCCCAAACTAATAAAAATTTAGACAAAGATATTAAACGGCTAGAATCAAAATTATTGGATAAAAATGAAGAATATCTAAATAAAACTCTACCTGAATTAAGTCAAATCCATCCAATGTTTCCTAATAAGATATTTTTACAAGAAGGAAATGTAAACAATAATACCCCCGTTGATCCTAGCTCACAAATATGGTTTGTACAACAAGGGTTTAGAAGGGCTATAAAAGGAAGTAACTCAGCCTTTTGGATGGACTTATTAAGAAAATCTATAGGAGACAAAACAATAGATGAAGGAGGAAACCCCTTATCACTTTCCCCACCCTCTCTTAGATTTGCAACCCCCGAAGATCTAATGACTATGCTAGAGGGTCAAGACATAATGGAGGGAACAGATATATCTATTAAGACTATTATAGCTAAAGATGACCAAACACCTATATTTAGTTTGATTGAACTTACACTTCGTTGTTTAGGATTTGAGAGATTTTATGAATTCCAACCAGATGAAGAACCTTTATATGATCCTATGGGATTAGGAGGGTATTGGTATTTAGATGAAGAAGGACATTGTGAATTAACTATGTTAACTGATGAAGATCCTACTTATAGCTTTTCTCCTAGAGAAACAACCAAAATATTTAAAGCAGGAACTTACATAGGTGTAACTATTTCTAGAGACGCTTCACTTTATGGAGGTGAAGATCCTTTAAGTAATGCTTTCTATGAAAATAATGGTAGATCTTATATAAGCTCTTATAGACCAGAAATAAATTCATATGTAGAAGTAGAAAAAAATTGGGGAGAAGGAAACAGAATACCTGGAGTTATAAACGTAAAAGATGGAAGTCGAATTACCTATGAAATGACAAAACCCTTAAGTAGTACAGAAGGAGGTCCTATTCATTCTGGATGGCATTATTTACACGGTTTAGATGCCGAAAGAGATCCTCAAAAAGATATTTTAACAGGTTATTATAACGAATTATCAGACTATGGTACTAGAATGATATATAAAGATTGTTATGGACCATTAAAAGACAGTTGTTATGGGTCCTTAGGCCAAAACAATAACTTACAGTCTTTATTTAGTGATCCTGGTTGGGTTTATTATAAAACTCACCACACAACAGATACTTATTATGAAGGAGGAGGACAATGGGATGGAGGTTATTATGCGGGTCAAAATAAAACCCCAATGACTGGAAAAGTATATGGTCAACCTATACTAAGTATTAGAGGGGGAGATGGTGATCATAAATCATATGTTGTGCTTATAGGGTGTTATAGACCTAAAAACAGAAATGATCGTTGTATATTCTATGATTTGACTGATGGGGGTGAATGGCATATGAAACAAAACCAAATGCATAAGACTAACAAAGATCATGTTCATGGTTATAAAGAATATTCTAATAGAGTATTTACTTGGTTTAGAGATGTTTTTAGAGAAGATGGTTATAATAGTACCCTACCATATTGGTTAGGTACAGTTAATAATCCTAAATTACACTACCCTGGATTGTGGGGAGAGAGCTTA